CATTTTTAAAACGTGTATGATGGCTTCCGCATCATCTAAAGATGTTGCAGAGTATGGCACAATTAAATCATCAGCTGGTACAAATTTAGATACAGCTCTGCCTAATAAATCATCGTAGTAAACTTTTTTAAATGTAGATCCTGCCAATGGTAAGTGAAATAACATTTGATCAAACTCTGGCTCGTACTCAGCCATTTTTTCCATAAGCTCATAGTTCATATATTCTTTTACTCTTTGTGCTTGTGATTCTTTTTGTGGATCACTGTTACCAACAATCTGAGTTCTTATCGGTCCTTCTGAAGGTAAGAGTTCTTTATAAGCTCCAGCTTGAAACTGTGTCACTGCCTCTGCAAGAACAGGGTGTGTAGCTCCTGATGCACCTTGGAAAGGCTCTGTTCTGTTTTCGTATTTAAACCCTAATAGATCAAGTCCATCGGTATAACCTTTTTCCCAATCTTTTCTAGATGCTTTGTAGTCTGTATAATTTTGAAATAATTCTAATCCAATAGGATCTAAAATATCATCTGGTAATAATTCTGCTAAATTGTCAAAGTGTTCTGGCGTGCCCTCTACATTTACTTTGCTTGGGTCAAAGTTTAATTCTACACCGCCGTCTTCTGTTGGATTTATTTCAACAGGTGTTTTAACTGCCTCTTCTTGTTTTTCTAATTCTACCTCTTGATCAGGTCCTTCTATTTTTACAGAGGTCCCTAACTCCGAAAGAGTCTTTTCAATATCTGCCATTATTTACGCTCCTTGATAGGTCTAACATTTTTAGATAAAGAAGGCAAGCCGTGTGGTGTAGGCCCTGATTTTGGTGGAGGCCCAGACTCATCACCTGCCATTTTCATAATACCTCCACCTGCTTTTTTAGGTTTAAAAGGATCAGCCTCACCAATACGACCCTCGGGTATGCTGCCTGCACCTGTTGGATAATTACTAAGTGCATCTGCATCTATACCCATTTCTAATAATTCTTCTTTTGAATATGTTTTACCATCTCTAGATAACATCTCTAATATATCATCAAGAGATTCTAAGCCAGTTTCAAAGTCCCCGTCACCACCATCTGCATCGGGTTTCATTGTAGCTTCATCATAAGTGTCTTTAACCTCTACAGGTTTACCATCTTTACCTATTATAGTTTCTTTTGGTGTGTAAGTTACTTCTTCTTTTCTAGTTATACCATCAATAGTGTCATATTCACCATCACCAATATAATAACTAGCTGAACCTTCTGTGTCTTTTGTAATTCTTATTTCACCCGTATCTAATTTTTCATAAAGAGTATAGCCGTTGTAATCGTAAACTTTTTCTCTTGCAACTGTACCTGCTTCATCGGATATATCTTTTCCTTTTTTCCTAATTAAATCTACAAAATCAAAAAAGTATCTTGGTGTGCCACCTGTCGTAACTAGTTCTGGTGTGGCTTTTACAGCTTTAGGTCCAGCTTTAAATAGGCTATCTAGCCCTAAATATTTTAGAAGAGCCATCGCTCCACCTGCTCCTGTTGCTAAAAGTATATCTCTTCTTGTTTGATCTACACCTTGTTGGGCTACTTTATTTTCTATTTTTTTGTTGACTCTATCTACAGCAGTTCCTGTTACACCAAGATCTTTAAGTTGTTTAAACAATTTAGGAAACTGTTTAAATAAAAAAAGTGGCGTTGCTGGTCCAAAAACTTCTGCTCCAAACTGTAAAAAGTCTCCCGTTATTTTTTGTGGACCTGTTCTTTCTTCTTCTGCAGCTTTTATTTGTTCGGACGATATTCCTAATAATTTTCCAATACCCCCTTCTAACACATCACGTGTAAGTTTTGGATCAATTGTTTCTCCAAACCTCTCTAATTTTCCTTCTTGACCTGTAATAATATCTCTGGCTGTTCCTGTTAATGCAAAAGGAAATCTAAATGCAATTTCTGGTATGTTAGCAGCACCTCTTGCAAATTTTTGTGCGTAGTATGGATAGGATCTTGGATCAAGAAACTGTGTATTAAATCTTTGCATCATAGTTCTATCACCTTCTTTACCAACCACATCACCTAAAAAACTATTTTCTTCGGACACCTTTTTAAAAACATTGTCATTATCAATAGATGATATTAGCTCATCAATTATTGGATTAGGTGTGCCATCTTGAAAACCAACACGGCCACCGCTTGCCATCTTCATACTTTGTTGTTGTAAGTATTCCTCAAAGCTGCCTTGAAAGCCATCATCAACAGCAGATTGATATTGCAAAAAAGATTGATCTGGGAAAGAATCTAATAGAGCACCTGCCACCTGATCATCTGTTGTAATCTCTGGTAGATTAGCTATTTCTTCTTGTAATAATTCGCCTGTTGGATCTTCTCTAATTGCTTTTTGTTTTGCAGCAACATCAGCTGAAGTATTAAACGCAGTGATTAAATCTCTTGGATCTTTAGTAAACTCTGCTGCTTTTGCAACTTCATTAATACCAAGGGCAAACAATACTGGTGGAGATTTTCTAAGTATAGCTTTTCCTACACCTTTAGCTGCTTTACCAAAAGTCATTTTAGGTTTGTTAATAGAAGATTTTTTAATTAAAGCTTCTTTAGCTTGATTTAATTTTATTCTTTCTTCAGATGTAAATTCTTTTAATGGTTTATTTGGATCTAAACCTAATTCTTCTGCAAAACCTTCTCCTAATCTTAAAGCAGATCCACCACCAATTTTTAATGGTTTACCATTAACACCGATAGTATCAACCTCTATCACACCTTTATAAGCAGAGTACCCTGCTTTATCTAAATCCATATCCGCTTTTGCAATAGTGTTTCTAATCTGATTTAATTTAGTATCTATTTGTTTTTTATAACCCTTTGGTTTGTTTTTATTTAATTTAGTTATTTCTTTTTTTCTTTGTGTAATAGGGCCTTCGTATTTTTGTATATAATTGTTAACTTCATCAGGAAGATACACAACGTTGTTTAACGTAACCATAGAAGTTTTTGTAGCATCCATATGGTGATATTGAAAACCAGAACCTTTTGGTCCAGCCATAAATTTTGCTATAGTTGGATTGTCAACAAGTTTTAATTTTTTAACTCTAGCTTTTGTTTTTCTTTGTTCTTTGGTTAAATCTTTTTTATCAATCGGTATGTTTGCTTCTCCTTTGTAATCTCTAAAATTTTCTAAAACACTTCTAACCTGTGCTCTTGCACTATCAAAATCTTTTACACCAGGCCCATAAACATCTCTTACAATTTGAGATAAATTTGGTTTACCAAAATTTTTAATTTGTTTATCGAAAGCTGTTACAATTTTTTTACCAAGTCCTTTGTCTGGAGATAGTGGAACACCTCTTGTTTGCAATCTAGCATCGCTAGGTTTACCATATTTTTCTATGTATTTTTTCATGACAGGTGTATCAATAGTCATGCCACGTTTTTCTGTTCCGTATTTAATTTTCTTACCAATCTCTTTTAAATTAAGATTTGTATTTTTAATTAAATAATCTATTTCCTCTAACACTTCGTCTGTGATTGGAAACGGAGATCCTTTAACAAAATTAACTCTACCACCTAATGCAAACCTATCTCTTAGCGTAGGCTCCATGGATTCAAACTTTCCTGTGCCGTAGTTAAAAATTACTTTTGTCATTATATCGAGACTATGCCCCCCTCTGCAAAGTTTGTGTCATCAGGAAACTCAAAAATATCTGCTGATTCTAAAACCTCATCGCCTGGTAATATCTTTGTATCCTCTGGTGCAAGTTCATTTCTAACTTTTACAAGTTCTGCTCTCTTTGTATTTTGTTCCATTATACCTCTTACTATTTCATCTTTATCTCTGTAAAGAGAAACATTACCTTTTTCTATGTCAGATATTAAACTATCAATCTGTGAAATCTTCACATCTAACTCTGCTGGTAAACTATAATGATCATATGTTTTACCTGGGGATTTTTTATTTTTAGGCACAATGTCTGCTTTTCTAAATTCAAATCTACCTGGGTACCTAATACCTTGATCAAAATTAAAATTATCATCTACGTATTTACCAACTTTATCAAAAGCATCGTCGCCATAGTGGTGTCTAAATATTTTAATAGGATCGATAAAAGGATGACCACCAGTTTTCATAGCATTATAAACTTCAGGCGATAATTCTATTCTGCCTGCCTCAGCTTCATCTTTTAAGAACGGTCTAACCAAACCTCTAAATATTGGAGAGTTCTCTCCATAACCTTTACCCGTAAACTCCATCTTAGCTAAAGCTTTTCTATCTTTTTCTGTTTTACCAGAACTTAGATCTTCCATTTCTTTAAGAAGTTTTTTTATTTTATCAGTGGACTCATTCATTTTATCCACAATACTTTTTGGTGTTGATCTTGATATGAGCATAGTATCAAAAACTTTCTCTGGATCTTTTCCTTGATCTATCAATTGATCCGATAGTTCATCTACCTTTTTAGAAATACTTTTATATATTTTTATGTTGTGTATAATATTATCTATATCTGATTTACCTATGGCTAAGTTTTTATATTTTGCATAATTTAAATCTTTTTCTAAATTACCACGAAACATTTCTTTTTCTCTTCTAAGAGAAACGTAAAGACTTTCTGTTGTTCCATCTAAACCACTCATTATAAAATCAGATTTCATAGGGTTAGAAAATTTACTTGTTATAGTTAATAAACTTCCTCTATCTTTTTTAGTCAAAAGCACTTGAGGTTCATCTAATTGTTTTGTTGGTTTGTTTAGTCTGTTGAGATCAGTTAAAAATTTATAAGCCTCGCTGTATATATCAGAGTACGCTTTGCTGTCCATGTCGCTAGCATCTTGGCCTTCTTTGATAAGGCCTCTTCTAAGAGCTATCTCTTCAGCTAAAATATCTGCGTTATATTTTGTATCACCTTTTGCATAACTTGGTGAAACTTCATCACTAGCTGCGATAACATCTTTTGCAGCTTGGGGTGTTACAAATTTTTTAGGAGCACGTTTCTCTGGTATATTTATTTTACCTTGGGGTGCTTTTTCACCAGTGGCTTTTTCTGCCAAATCTTTGGCTAGTTTTTCATCCTTAAATATTTTATAAAAATATTCGTAAGCTTCTAAAAAATATCTCATATTAATAATATACCCTTTTACGTTTAGGTTGTTTGTCCTCTACATAGTCTTCAGGATGAACTATTAATCCACCTTGCCTGAATCGCATGACCGCTTGGGTCATGGAGTCGACCAAATCATCATGGTCTCCATTAGGAAACGCAGCACATTCTTCGATGACTTCGTCCGCAAATTTCTGCTCTGGTGCCCATATCATACCACTTTCAAACAAAGGTGCAACCGCATTTACTCTGGTATGCTTGTCATTTCCTTTGCTTGGCGTAAAGTTCATAACGGGTATATCCATCTTACGAAGTTCGTAAGTCAGTGGTAATCCTGATGCCTTAGCCTCAATAATCACAGTTTCAGGTTGCCAATACTTGTACTGTTGTAAAGCTAAACGTCTAAGTTCTGGAAACTCGTATCTACCTTTGATGGCATCTAATAATATAAGATTAGCCCCTGAGTCATCGGTTGGATGAAAAATACCCCACGTTGTGATTGCAGAATAGTCCGATGTTTCTTTTTTCATAAAAGCTGTATCGTAAGATTGTATAACGTGTTGTAGTGGTGGTATGTAATCTTTGGTATAGGTCTGCCACCATTCTCTCTTGATGATAGCTCCTTCTTCTGATGTTGGCTGTTGCATCCACTGTGCGTTCCATTTGCCCACGGGCAGTGTTGCTTTAACCTTTTCTAATTCGTCTTTGTCCCAATACTCTGGCCATACTGGTGTTCCGTGGTCCATGATTGCTGGAAACTCGACCACGTGCCATTGATCAGCTTTCGCTTCTTTCTGATTAGCGATCAACATACCTGTCAGATCTTTGGTAGACCATCTAGTCATAACCAATACAATCTTACCACCTGGTTGCAGACGTTGCCTCGGCCCTGATGTATACCACTCGTAAGCAGATTCTAATGCAGTCTTGGACATTGCATCTTGTTCCGAGTGTGGGTCATCTATGATTAATAGATCAGCACCTCGTCCTGTAATAGCACCACCTACACCAGCAGCAAAGTATTCACCGCCTTGTGCCGTTTCCCAACGACCAGCTGCCTTGGAGTCTTCTTGTAATGTTGTTTTAAAAATTTTTTGATAGTCTTCCGAGTCGATTAGATTCTTTGACTTCCTGCCGAATCTTACGGCTAGTTCTGCGTTGTGCGTGGTTTGTATGATCTTGAGTTTTGGTTCACGGCCCACCATCCACGATGGTAAAAGATAAGATGCAAACTCAGATTTTGTATGCCTTGGTGGCATATTAATAATTAACCGTTTTATTTCACCAGTTGCTAATTTATTAAATTTATCTGAAATGTGCCTGTGGTGGGACCCCTCTACAAAATCTGGCCACATGCATTTAACAAAAGATAGAAAGTCATTTTTAGCTTTGTTCTGTATCTTTTTTTCTGCATGGAGTAGTTGCAGTCGTTTAAAGGCCTTACGCACATCTGCAGGTAATTTTTCTATATTTACCTTATTCAAGTCCATGGTACCAAAACGTTTTTAGCAGGGGTGTGTGTCTAAATCAAGGCATATATAGTAAAGCAGTGGGACCCCTTTTTGTAATTTAAGGGGGGTGGGGGTCGATGGTCCTTTGATTTTTAGAATTGGTCTGGGACCCCTAGGGCCCCCGAAGGGGGCCCTAGGGTGAAAGTTTGTTAGTCTAATAAAACCATATAAGCTTTAGGATTTAATCTACTAAACTTATCTAAACACTTTTGCATTTTATCGTACTCACCCATTCCTTCTGCTTGCTTAACTTGGTCATGAAGCATTGCTTCATCGTGAGTCAGCATTGCAGACTGGCCTGAGTATGGATTAGTTCTTTTTATTATTCTATTCATAGTCCTATATTATCCTACTATTTATTCATTGTCAATCCCTATCTTCATCTCTCCTTAACCAACCCCCCTCAGTTATATGAAACGTCTGCTCACTAATCTTACGCTCACGATTAAATGTTATTGGTCGTTGGTTCACGATGTTTGCTACGTTAGCGTACAGCCAATCATTCTGGCAGCCCGTAGTACAAAAGATTGTGTATGTTCCACGTTGCTGTTCGTCCATTGGGAAGTAAGCGTTACGTCCTTTTAATCTTTTAGTTAATTTATTAAATCGGTCCTTGGTCGGTCGTGTATGACAGTTCGGACCCTGACATGGATATTTCATGATGATTTATACCCCATGTAACCTAGTACTAATATTCCACCAATTAGAATAATGGAAAGCCCGATAGGGCTTTCCATAAATATTAAAGATAATAATTCAACCATCGTACACACTCCATATCCCAAATACCATGGCTACCAACAATATATATAATATCCAAGTCATGTTCTTATCCTCGCAGTTCCAGTTGCCATACGCCAACCATCGTTATCTAAATCCCAGTACACTAAACAAGGTGTACCTTGTTTAGATACAAAAGATTTTCCTTTCGTTCCATCGGGTTTATCATACTGACCTTTCCTAGTGATAAACTTTTCGTGTTTCTTTGCGTAGTAAGTTATGTAAAACATTTCGTCCTTTCTGTTGTTTAACCTATCCTATAATAAATAGGATAGGTTGTCAAGTGTTAATTAACGCTTTGTTTTTCGTATTGTATTCTAGCTTTAATCTTATCTTCTCTAGTCTGATTTTTATTCTTCATGCCTTTAATCATACTAGCAAGATTGCTTGGGTTGTAGATTGTTAAACCAGTAGAATTAGTTTTAATTAATTCTGCCTCATCAACATGAATACCAAGTTCGGTCGCTAGCTCAATACCCTCACTTAAATATCTGTATGCTTTCAATCCGATTTTTAATTGGTTGAATTGTTTTTGCAAACTATCAATCCAAGTTTGGTGTTTCGATACAACATTACCTTTCGCCTCTCGCCATGCTAAAAAGATTTCGTATTCTTTTTTGCTACAAGCTATTGCCCTACTTCTACAATGACTAGTTCCAATCACGTCAAGATAAAATGGTTCGTTATAACTTTTAGTCAAACCAATTTCATTCTCACTAGAATAACGGCTATGACTTCTACCAAGAAACTTATCATTCGCCTCAACGTGTTTAGTTTTATGTGGGTTGTTATCCTTACCACTTTGTTGAGCGATAATATCTGGGTTCAAGCCCTCAGCTTTTAATTCCTCTCGGAAATAAGCGTGTGCAAAGTGCTGTCCATTTTCGCCATTACCATACTCACTACCATTTAGATTGCCATACAATCCAAAGTCAAAGTGAGATGAAGTATCTGTTTTCTCGCCCTCATCATCAACATCTTCATTGTGAGCAAAATAAAAGCATTTATCTTTAGCGACTACATCACAAGGATTGCCATACTTTTGCTTAAAGTGTTTTAGAGTATTTACATCTTCTAGTGGGTAAGAACGTCTAACGACTTTAGTTGCTAACGCAAATGCGTCTAGCTGTTTTAAATCAAAGTTTTCTCTCGCCTCTAAAAAACCTTGACGTTCTTGCGTGTCCTCTTTTTCGAACACATCTTTAATCCGATTATAGAG